GTAGCTGGTCTTCGATCAGCTCCGAGCCCTACCATTGTCCCTTCAGTGGCACTTCTAATCTCAGCAGCAGTATTCGCGACGTCTTCTCTAAGCTGTCCTGTCCTTGTCTCGAGGGCGTGAAGAAGCCCACCAATTCCGGACTCAGGATCTTCCATAGAGCCCCTGATATACTCTTCCATTCCCTGGCCCATACCTCTTCCGAGATCCTCTGCGATAGGGGCCATTTCCTGCTGGAACACTGCAGCTGTCTGCTCCATCTCTCCCTGCATTCTGCCAAAAAGACTGTCATCTCCCTCGACCAGAGCATTAACCATGCCGTCAAGAGAACCCTCTGCTAGAGCAGCAGGAACCTCTGCCAGCGCACCTCCGAGCTCAACGCCGGCAGTAGCGGCTCTTTCAGTACCCTCCGCCATCCTTGCCATCTCGCTGGAAGTCCGAGCCATGCCTGCTCGTACAGCATCGTCAGTAAACATCTGAACAAACTCATCAGCTGTTGCGTTAAGGGAGCGCTGCATCCTAGCCATGTCACCATTAAACTGCTCGACGAATTCTTCATGACCTAGTTCTGCGGGACCCTCATCCAGGGCTGCCTGCTGACCGTCTAGAATTTCCTGGATTCCCTCGACGCCTTCTGCTGCTAGAATTCTTTGCAGATCATCTACTTCAAGACCATACTTGCTAGCTGCAACTCGGGCAGCTGCCATGTTATCGGTTAGATTGTCAGCTGTGAGACCGGCATCAAGCATTGATCTTCTAACCAGGTCAAGCATATGATGTTGACCTTCGTTCGCAGCCATCATTGCTTCAGTAACATCAATGTTGATACCAAACAGTGCGTTTAAATCTGCTGCTGCTGAAGCAGCCCCTTCAAAACTTTGAAACTGACCTACAACACTGCTTAGGCTCTGGAAATCCAGGCCCATCTTCGCCATCTGAGCAGAAGCTGCTGCCATTGATTCTTCGGTCATATTACCAAAGTTAGAAACATCTCTGGTCATGTCAACAACATTGCTAGCAATTAGCTTAGAGCTTACTCCACTAGCTGCCTCAGTCGCCTTAATAGTTCTAGCGACTTCCATGAGCATGTCATCGTTAGCTTCACCGGTTCTATCAATCTGCCTCTGAATAAAGATTGAAGCTTCTGCTGTTGTCACTCCCAAGCCCTTTGTTGCAAGGGCTACACCTCTAGTAGTCTCGTCAGCATCACCGGCAAACAGGGCAAAGGTTGTCCTGTTATCTTCTGCCATGTCGTGAAGTATTCCAGATAGTTCTTGCTGATCATCAAACAGCTCATACATTGAGACGCCGGTATCGCCTATGGTTTGATAGAAGCCCTCATACATCTCTGTTACAGCTCGATTCGCCTCACGAGCTTGTGCATTTACAGGGCCTATTGAGTCGTCTATCGCACCAAATGTGCCACCGAAGGCATCTTGAATCTCTCTGTATTCTTTTCTTAAAGGTCCGCCAACAGATTGCATGATTTCATAAAGACCTTCAACCTGGCCAAAGACACCCTTGATCATGCTCTCCGCTTGGGTGGCGGCGTTTCCAATCTCTCCATAAAGAGCAGCAATGGCTCCTTGTGGGTTATTCTCTGCTAGAATGTTTCCTAAAGATATTGCACCCAAGGCTGCGCCTGTAAGAAGCAGACCGTTTCTAAACTGGTCTTCATCTGCAGTTGCTGTCTGAAGAGCCTCAGAGTACATGCGAAGCTCTTCTGATGTTGTTTTAAAGGCATCAGTCTCGTTGTTGAGAGCCGCCGTAGTCTCTTGGGTTGACTGGGTATAGACATCCTTCGCAGCAGCAAGATCCTGAAGCACCTGGAGCTGCGATCGTTGTTCTTCTTCGTTTTCGTCGCCTGGCGGTGCCATGGAACCTCACTTTAAAAATTTATGATCAAGTTCGTACATAATAAGTATTATGCAAATGAACTATCAGGTAAACCTTCTTAGTTTGGCTGGGACATCAGCCCTATGTTTTCCTGACAAGGCTCGGGCATCTGGTGAGTTTGAAGCAGCTGATTTAGAATCGCCTGATTTTTTAATTTCTTTTACAGCACGATCTATAAACCACGTCCTGTATCTAATCGGGATGTTTCTACACTCAGTGTAAGACATTCCTACATAATACTGAAGTAAGAAGAATTGCTCGAGACACAACTCCCTATAGTCAGGACCCAGGCCAAAAAAACCCGGTTCCCAACGGCAACTGAACTCTAGAAGAAACACCGCAGCTACTGCAATCTAAGACTGTAGACATATCAACACCTGGCTCATGTCTTACCATGTAAGCCCTTAGCTCTCTGGAATCTCGAGCAGGCATGTTGTTGATAAACGTCTTTATCTTGTTCCGATCTGTAATTCCATCGACAGATACAACAGTCTTCTCAAGTCTTCTGGTGACTAAGTTTTCTGTCTTCTTGTCTGGAAAAATTAGACGCAACTTTTCAGCCTCAGCGGTCATTTCTTCTTCGTCAGTTCCCGTTAGGAACTTAAACTCCACTTTCTTTTTTGTTACAGGGAGTACATATTCAAACCTGTTCTCACCCTGCATAACAGGTTCAATTTCTAGCGGTTTTATACCTAGCTCAGCTAAGTTAAACTCATCTTGATTTACTGCTCCGCACTTTGGACAGGTCGCTCGGGTTGTATAAGCCTGACCATATCCGGTAATCCTAATTGCTATCATCAGAGCGTTTCTATCTCCGATAATTAAATCTCCTGCCCTAATTCTCTTGTCAGTTAAGCAAGATTCGATAAGCTCAGTGATGACAGTACCCCTCTTTATCAGAGCTCGAGAAGTGAGAATATCCTCCTCTCTTGCCGTCATGGCTCTAATATCAACTGTCTCAGCACCGTGAACTGGGTTTTCTGCAGGATAAACTTTTCCTTGTGAAGGAACCGGGACTGTCTCAACCGGGACTTCCCACCCAAAGTCATCTCTCATTACATTTACTTTGGGAATCGGATCTCCACTTACACCAGGAGAACCAAAAATATCATTCCTTGATCTATCTCTGTCTTCGGACAAGCAAATACCTCTTTTTAATAATCTTAAAGAAAATTACACAAATGTAAAATAGTTTTTTAAGAAAATATCTAAAATCAGTACTGCAGAACGCAGTTATCAATTCTTAATGACAAGTCGATGCCCATTGGTGTTGTACCATCGCCGTAATCCAGATCTTGGAAGTTTGCACTTTTAATCATACAACCCTTCATATCCCAGAGCTCAACAATTGTTCCAACAGGATCGAGAAGCTTAAGTTGACAGTCTCTCTTGTAGAAATCAGCATACCCAGCTCTACCTGAAACAGATTCATAATGAGTTCTAATCCACTCCATGACCTGTTGTGCACCAGAGGGTGCAATCGGATCATGCAAAGAAACCCTAATCTCACCGAATGACATCTTACCGTTTAGATATCTAATTGCATTGATGAAATCTATTTTCATTTCTTCAAACTGAAATGTTGGTCTCTGTGCTGTTTTCATCAAGAAAGCGTCCACTCCCTCTATTTGAAAAATCCACCGATATTTTCTCTTAGGCTCAAACTTGTTGGGAAGCATCTCGCTAACTGATAAGGTGGTTGCCATGTTAAATTCTCCTGTATATCCTTATATATTCATTAAACTTGCTTTAAACGTTGTCAAATGCATCTGATCCCGCATTAGCTAATACGAAGTCAAGTGAGATAAACTCTGCAGTTCGAGTAGGTTGAAGGAATATCTTCCCTCTAATTGTATTATTTTCTATGTCTGCCTGTGTAGTGGTGGTCGTATCTATCACAACCTTGTATCTATCAACTCCGCTGAGGTCTTGAATAGACTGCATGATCGGATTAACAAGATCACTAAACCGGGTGAGTGTCTCCTCTCTATTTGGCTCAAAGAGCAGAGAGTTTGCAACCTGCCTAACAGCCCTTCTAACCTCTATCAAGAGCCTTCTAACGTTGACCCTGTCAAGAGAAGTAGCCGCCTGAAGGAGTGTCTTCTGGCCCCACACAACCAGAGGTTTTCCAGGGAAATCGGTTATTGGGTTGATGTCAGAGTCATAAAGATCATCCAGGTTATCTCGAGAGAGATCAACTGCTGCAAAGTTCATATTTGCGAGAGTTCCTCTGGTGAATCCCGCAGGAGCGAACCACGGATGTCCAACTGAGTCATTCAGAGAGAAGGCTCCGAGGACTGCAACAGAAGGAGGAACTTGAATGTTGGATTTAGTTACTGGATCTTCCATTATCAGGTCTGGGAAGTAGGCGGCAGCAAAGGACGTGTTAAGCCCTCTGTTATTGAAGTCTGCAACTGTGTTTGTAACATTGACTGTCTGGGTAGAGGATGTAACAACAGTGTTCAAGGTGTCTCTCTCCTCAATATCCATAATGTACATAGTATCAAATCTGCTCTCAACAGCACTAATTGCAAAATCTGTAATCGCGGTGTCTCTTATTCCGGGGATTGCAAGTAACTTGATATCAACATCAGACGTGTTACCCATAACATCTATGGCTTTTCTGTAAGCAGCAACTGTAGGACCTGAGATGCCCCCCTGATTTGCAGAATCATCTATGTCTCTCTTGGCTGCAGCATCTGTTAGCTTTTGAGAATCCTCGTTGAATATTCTAGTCCCGTCGAATCCACCCTGCAAGAAGGTTGTAAACTGAGCATATTTTCTATTGCCAGGTGTCTTAAGATCATCAACACTAAACGCCCGAGTGAACCCAGTACCCACAGCACCCGACCTGTCTTCATTAACGTTTCCATTTCTGACGTACGAGGCCGAAAGCCACTCATCTACATCAGCGAGTCCGTCGGATCCTGTTCTTATTCTGATGTGCTCTAGGGAGAAAAGGTTTTTATTAAATCTATCTGAATCCCTGACTATTCCATTTATATCAGTCTTTCCATTGTTATTACCTTCAGAAACATTTATATCTGTAGTCATCATGGAGGGGAAGAACTTAGCAAACTGCGAGATCGTCGGATCAATTTCATCTAATAAGTTAGGCTGAGTGGGATCTGTCTTTAGTTCGAACTGAACTCCCCAGTGCAATCTTGCATCAAGCACCTTAGTAGGGTCTTTTCCAATATAGACATTTTCTCTATAAGGAACAGGCGGTTCGGAAACTCTATTAATTGCATCTTGTGAGTCTCTAATTCGACCCGGCAAGGTCTGCGCCTGTGCTACAAATATATCCGTTGTATTTACTCCGCTCATCACAGCCTGAGAACCTGAAGTTATTAAGTGATCAAAGCCTCTGAATCCCATTGGCAAAGCACTAACTCCAACCTGACCCAAAGTTACTTCTGGAGCCATCTCAACTCTAATGTATCTTGACATGTTAGGATAGTCACCTTCAACAACAAGACGCTGTGCTCGGACTGCTTTGTCAAAATCAAAGAAAGCATTTTGATCCCCAATGATTCTAGCGATATATCTATCGTCAGAGGGATCTAGAGATAATCCGCCGTAAGTCTCGAGGACTATTTTGTTTCTGTCCGTATCATTTATATCTCTAACATGTAAATCAAATGTACCGTAAACAGTATCATCAGTAGGCTTAGAGATATTTACAATTGATATTTTAAACTGCGCCCTTCCTATCTGCCCATCGTCAAGAGCATGGACTCTAAACAAGTTCTTGGGACTGCCGCCAAACTTTTGAGATACAATAAACGGTGTCTTTGCGCTAGAGAATCTATCTCTGAAGCTTTCATAGTTAGGAGTAGTGGTAGCATTTCCACTGTCTCTATCTAGGGCACCGTATGTAATGAAAGCTATTGGCTGCTCAGCGCCACCTTTCCCCATGCCCGCAGCCGCATTGGTAATAACACCTGAGCCTGTCGGAACTGCCTGTGCAGGTCTAATGTCATAGTGTGTATATAACAGGTGACCTGTTTTCTCAATTTTAAGTGGATCTTTATTAAAAACCTTTGAGATGTAGTTTCCTGCAGCAGGATCAAAAGAGGCAGTAATAAAGCTCCTGTAGTTCTCCGTCGGGTTGTCTAGATGACCATTTAGCAGAAGCACAAATTCTTGCTTGCTATCTGCGAGATTAACTGTCCCTGTTAAATCACCTCTTTGAGGGAATCCAGAGACTCCTTGATTTCCTGCTGTGAGAGTCGGTGGCGCGAGAGAGTGAGCTTGGCCTGATTCGACAGTAATTCCAATTGGTGTGTTATTTCTGACGTTATAGTATGAGACAGCTGATGCTGAAAGTGTCGGAACAACGCCCGATGCTGTCATTAGAACGCCTCTAACAATTGCAGACGATGAGTGAATACCTTGGATTCCAGCTGAACTGAAAACAGTGCTTCCGGCAGATTCGGACATGTAGCAACCGAGGAAATAGGTTCTACCTAAAGGTCCGCCTAAGGCAGCAAACGGATTTGCTCCGACATTGCCGTTATCTTGTATCTGCTGGTCACCTACCATAAACCCTGCGCTGGTAACGGTTCCGTTAGAGTTTCTTTGCTTACCGTCGCCGGCACCCAAGACCCTGACAAACGTTAGTGACTGTGCATTGGTAAGCCATTCTCTAGCAGCAAGCGGGCCAAAAAGCTCGCCGTCTGACTCGCCGAACTTTTCGACAAAAGAGGTATAATTTCCAACTGTTACTGGAACAAATGCCTGGCCTCTTTGCGAAGTTGCAATTATACCAGCAGGAACACCAACTGGCGGGGTAGGTAATGAAAACGTAAGATCAATCTCTGTAGAAGAGACGCCCGGACTTCTTCCTGATAATGGCATTACTTGTTTCTCCAAATCTTATGTATATAACTATATGATCTACTCAAAGCTCACTCCAGAATTTGTAATAATGAAGTCTATAGATATGAACTCAACAGCCCTCGTTGGGACTATTAATATTTGACCATTTAACTTGTTTGCTTCGATATCAGCTTGTGAATTATTAGAATCATCCATGGTCACCTTGAACTGATCGACACCTTGTTGACTCTGGATTGTAGCGAGTAGCGGTGTAATCTGTGAGACAAACTTCGTTCTAGTCGTGGGTGTATTCTGCTCAAATACAAAGTTGTTTGCAACGTTTTCTACAAGGCGCTTCACCTCTAGAAGCATTCTTCTAACATTTACACGATCTAGAGACGATCTTGCTTGCTGTAATGTTTTTTGTCCAAAGATAACAAATCCTGCCCCTGGGAAAGAAGCTATTGGATTAATTTTCGCATCGTACAGATCATCCCTGTCTGCTTTATTTAGTCTGACGCCTACATTAACAACATCATTAAGTGCTGCCCTGTTAAATCCAGCGGGAGCAAACCAAGGATATGCAACAGAATCATTAAAACCTAGTGCTGTTAATGCAGCAATTGAAGAGGGAACGGATACAACTCTACCTGAATCTGTATCTCTCAAAGATACATCTGGATAGTAGGTTGCTGCAAAGTTATTATCTGTACCTCTACTTTGGAATTTCTCTTTTGTAGCCTCTGTATCAGGTCTCTTCCCATCATTATCAAATATTCTTTCAGAGTTAGATGTGTAAGAAGGGAAATCTAATAAGTAAATAGCTCTACCGTAATCACTTAGCCTGGATAGTGCATAATCTGTAATGAACTCATCTCTTTGACCAGGAATTGCAAGAATATTAACTCTGCTCACCATTGGATCTGTTAGAGTCTTTATTGCAGCTCGATAAGAATTTACATAGTTATTTGTCTTTCCAATTCCAGCAGTAAAAGATTCTCCAACCCGACCGGATTCATATCTATAAAGACCAATATTAAGCGTAGAATTAGCCTTACCTTGCGCATCTGACGAACATGCTCTATCGTTTAGAACTGCCTGGTCTGGGTCAAGAATATTTACACCATCAAACCCACCGTAGAAGATGTTGGTAAACTTAGTAAAGTCTGAAAACTTGTTAAAGTAAACTGAAGAGGTCAGACTCATAAGTGATAGCAATGTGAGTCTTCCGTGGGCAACCCCGTCATAAAGTGTACCGTCCGAAGCAGTGCTAGCGTTATTTCTAATATAAGCTGCTTCTCTCATGTGCTCACCAGCAGAAGCAGTTAGGTAGTTCCAAACTGTTCTTGTAACGTTTGGATAAGAATCTTTTCTATTTCCAAGGGCAACCTTTGCAAGAGAGAACTTGTTACTATTAAATGTATCTGCGCCAGAGCCAGTATGAAGTGCATCTAGTCCGCCGAGCCCTAGAAGCTTAGTGTAAGATCTAACTAGCGGATTTACATCGTCACTGGCATTAGGATTAAAAATAGCATTAGACAAAGTTCCAGACCTTGGAACTCTAGTGGTCTTAACACCCCAGTAATATCTAGCATCAGCAAGCTCTTGCATACCAGGGTGACCTACCGGGCCAGAGCTGTCAAAGGTTCCGTCAAGAGGGTCAATATTTCCTCTTGTGCACTTGAATGTCATTGGAACAGGAGGCAAAACAGAAGAGCTTAGCGGAGTATTGGCCACTGATGTATCCGCTGAAACGGCACCGCTGAGATAGAGCCTGGTGCTTAGCTCTCTGAACATCGCTGTGCCTTGAACTGAGTTGTTTAATGTCTTCGGGACCGGAAGCCCTCTGAACCCAAACGGCAAGGCTTCAGAAGGAACATCACCTCGCTCAACATCTCGGTTCATAACAACTCTTACCCTGGAAGAAACATTAGCGTATTTTCCTGATATGACGACTCTTCTTTCTTTTTCCTGAGCTGCGTCGAAATTATAGTATGCCTTGAAGTCTCCAATTTTCTTAGCAATGTAATTTTCATCCTTTGGATTAAGCGTGCAGTTTCCGTATTGCTCTAGAATCTGAATATTTGTATCGCTATCCTCAAAGTTTCTAATGAGAACTGTGAAAGTTCCGTAAGGATTTGTCGGATCTGTTGATCTCTTGACGTTTGCTATAGAGACTTTAAATCTATCATTAACAACAGAGCCGTCACTTATTGTCTCAAAGTGGAAAAGATCATACTCCTTTCCTGACACGCCTCCAAAAGGTTGTGATATAAATGCTGTGGTCTTGGCCCCTCTGTATCTTGTGTCAAATCTACCGTATAAATCCTGATACAAGACACTAGATATGGGGTTTGAATGCAAGCTTCCGGAAGCTATTCCGACAGATTTAGTTGTTCCGTCAGTAACAACTTCGGCGACTTCAGTCTCAACAGCAAAATCACCATATAGTAAGTGCTCTTCGGTTTGAAACTTTGTAGGATCAGTATTTAGAACTTTACTAATATAAGCATCACTAGCTGGATCAAGAGAAGCTGTTATTACTTTAATCCCGGGAATGCCGTCGTCACTTGCGAAGGATGATCCCGCAGAACTAGATAGTACAATTTTAAACTTCTTGTACATCGGGTTAGCTGGGTCTTGATTTACATGGGTTGTGTCTGTACGAGGTCCGGGTGCAAACCTAGCGTCAGGAGAAAGTATCTCTATGTTAGTTCCAGTTGAAAGAAAAACCATTCCTCTAACAAGATGAGCCTGATTTGAGCTTGACCCTAAGTCAAACGTAGAGTTATCAGAAAATTGTGGGTATGCAACCCCTTCACCTGATGCAGATACGAAGTGTGTGGCAACTATGAATTTCACACCCCCTGGCATCCGGACCATTTTTGGTTCGCTGCCGCCGGGCTTTACAGGTACAACGGTGAACCCTGCATTTTTTACATAGCCGTAAAGCCTAGTTGCTTCAAAATCTGCTGCACCTTCATTTGTCCCAGCGCCTAGAACTCTAACGAACGTAGCTGCTGTTCTATTCTTAAGAAACTCTTTGACAGCAAACGGTCCGAATTGATTCTTGTCTAAGTTGGTCTCACCGAACCGATTTACAAAATCAGTATAAGAGCCAACTGTCACGGGAACAAACGCAGGCCCCATCTGGGACGTACCCACAATTCCTGCCGGGACACCAGTTATTTCCGACGTTCTTTCTGAAAGATCAATCTCTCTTTCAAAAAACCCTGGTGATCTAAATACCTGCTCAGCCATTTAGAAATCTCCTTGTCTTTCTACAATAATAAGTATCGTCTTCTCGATCAAATATCATCAAGTTAAAGTCTCTAAGTCAACTACTTCTCTAGTACTAATTGTAGATTCTCCCGATCGCTGGTTGGAAGTTTTAATTCTTAGCAACCTTTTTCTGTCTTCTCCTGTAAATGGATCTCTGACAGTGTCTGATACTGCTACCCCTTCTTGACCTCTGGCCAAGGGAGTTCGGCCATCACCATCTACAATTTCTGTGTCAGTAAGTATAAATCTATTTATATCTGCACTATTGTCACGATCTCTTCCTTCGAGCTCTACAGCGCCTCTAATCTGGCCTATCTTAAATTCTATCTCAGGTGCGGAAAAAAATCTTCTATATGGGCTCGGTAAACCTGGCTGGTTTGAAGCTATTAAAAATGCCGGAACATCTATTGAAAAAGAATATCTAATTATTCTTTCGTTACTAGAGTAGTCTTCAAAATTATCACCTGTACCTAGATTTCCCTTAATGTGTGCAACGAACTGATATCCACTATCAGACTCTATCTGGAATTCCATTCCCTGGCCACTAAAGTTTGACAGCATGACTTCAATAAGCTGATTCATGTTAAGGGTATACTGAGTCCAAAACGTTATCTCATACTGTGCCAGAAAAAACTCGGGATATGGAATTGTAATTATTTCAAATATATTTTTGGATATTTTTGGATCTAATAATTCTCCAGTTGATTCTATTTCGTAAGAAATATTTGGGCCATTTCTTCTAGATGCAAATGTACCTGGCAAAGCTTCATTTCCGGGAAACACAACGTCTTGAGAAAAGTTTTCTCGACTAGATACATTTTTCTGAAATTTTAAGCTGAGCTTATTGACGATGTTTTGATAATTTCTATCTTGCTTGCTTAGCCTTCTCTTAATTACATAGCTTTGCTGATCTCTTACTGCTATTGCAGTTCCATATCCGCCCAAGCCAGGCGAAATGTCGATTGACTTTCTCGCAATTGCTATTACAGGAAGAATCAGTGCTCCATTCCTATCTCTTATCGGCTGTTTTCTTCTGGTAAGAGCAAATCTTTCACCGGCAGCAAAAACAACAGGAACCTTGGTTGTCTTTTCATTGACCTGAACTTCGAGCTTTAGTTTCTTGTCAAAAAGATTAAATACTGCTCTATCGACATCCTCTATGCCACAAGGAGGAATAAAGAAGTCCTCAGGAACATTGGTTCCTTCATAACCTGTATCAATCTTACTCACTCTCCCTCCTATTCATCATAAAAAGATGATCCTTTTCCGCCGTCAAAGCCCGGGACATTGTCAGCACCTGCAGGAGATACTTCGGCCGGACCTGAGATTGGTTTTTCGAGAACCCCTGTCTCTTGCAAATCTCTCTTATCCCCTGTTAGACCCTGCCTGTTCTGTCTAAACCCACGCTGCTGAACAAAGTCTCGCTGAATTGCATCAGAATCACTATATTCGATACTTGTCGGACCGAAGACAATCGACTCAAATTGACCTTTTCTAGCTTGTTTCCCTGTTATTGTAACAAATGACTTATATTCCACTTCTCCAAATATAATATCAGAGTCAGGAATTCTAACAACTTCAAAGAATACTTCTCCGTAACTAAAGAAATCTCCTTCTTGAATTTCAATTCCTTTATCAATCAGGTCTTTTTTCTGAACATATGCTTCAATTCCAAAGAACTCTTCACTTCCGAACTTGTTGGTTCTAATTTCTTGAGGTTCATATTTAACCAGTGCTTCTATTTCAATCGGATTGTCAAAAATCTTTGTAACAGATTCTTCGTACACATCATGAACATTTGATTTTTCTTCAGATATTGGAAAGAAGTATATTTTTTGCCCAATCACGTCTTTGACAATCTCTTTGCCAATATCATTGATTAGATTAATTTCTCGCTGCGTAATAAAAAGTCTAGACATCTAGCTCACCCCATGAATATTGCTTTACCATTAGGCATTGGGACAAATTTTAGTTGCTTATTTATGGATTCAGCGCGCAAAGCTTGCGTCTCCATAAGCTTATCATACGTCATTGTCTCAAGCATCTCTTTTAACGATGTCTTTAACTTTTCCTTATCTTCTCTTCCTTGAGTAATTAGATTGTCACCATTAAGCGTCAATGTAGCACCCGGAATAGGAATGTTACCAAATTTGGATCTAATAAGACCTAGCTGCTCTCTACTTAGCGCAAGAGCATACTGTCTAATCCACTGCCTACCTATGCTATTTAATCGACTATAGATAAGCCTTCCGAATGGGACATTTGAAAGATTGCTAACCCCATATATCGTTCCATCTTCATAGGACGGACTAAGCGGATTAGGCCTAAACCTAACCTTTACCCAGAGCTTCTTTGGGTCGTCTTGCGTTGGTTTAGGATAAATTCTAATCTTTGTCCCTGCTAGTTCATAAGAATAATTTGATCTTCTAACTCTATTTGAAATATCTAGCTGGCCTGCCCTTAGAATATCTTCAAAAACAGGGAGAACATAGAAGATTGTCTCAGGAGTAAAAGACTCAAAAGAGAACTCATTGTTCAAGTAATTAATCGCTGAGGTTGTATCAAAGAATCTATAAGCTGCCTGAGGAGAAAAGTGGAACACCTCCATGACCCTTAGTTTTGACTTAGGGTCTGAGTTACTAGCTGAGTTAAAAAGAACTCCACCTTTCTCATCTTTCAGCTCAGAGTACAGATCATAGTCTTGTCTATTTTTTTCTAGTGCGATACTTCCTGATATAAAGTTATAAGAACCGCCTGTTCCAGCTTCCATAGAGTAGGGTTCTGCAAATCTTGTTAGATATTCAAGGTTCTCCCTAGGATACTTATCATTTGATCCTGATAAGCTTCCCGTAGAAGCACCCAAAAACTGTACAAGCTGAGACTTTGCCTGATACTGATTTAAAACACTCCCGTATTCAAGAAGAGACTCTTCTAAGTTTGACCATATTTGCTTCTTGGTAAGTTCAACAGAGAGAATATCATCTCCCAGGCGCCTTTTTACAAACGTTACTATAGCGTTTGCTTCTCTCTGAAACTCCCCATCCTCATCAAAAAATCCAAAAGGGGTAGGCTTTGTTGTGTCAGAAAAAGTTGCCATTTAATTAGACTCCGTTAGATTGCTATATATGAATACATATGCAAAAAATAAGCAGGATGCAAACAAAACTAGAGCTGAACTAACTAAACGTAAAGAAATTAAATGTAAACTAATCTATTATTTCTCTGATTTTTTTGATTTTTTTGTGCTTGGGGCTGGTTTAGCCTGAACTTTTGCCTCTTCAGGCTGTTTAGAGCTAGTGTCCTTAGCTACCTTAACAGCTTTCTTGGGAGCAGCAGCTACTTTTTTAGAGACTGCTTCTTCCGGCGCCTTCACCTCAGCAGGCTTTTCTTCCTTAGCACTTTCAGCAGGTGCAGACTCCGGTGCTTCTGGCGGCTTGCTCTTTAGCAATCTACCTTTATCATCTAGCTTAGAGTTTCTTAAAACAGTTCTTCTGCTTGGCATAACTTCTCCTATTTGGATTGACCATCTATACATATTATGAAAAGTTTGAATTACTTATTATTTCATGACCAAAAAAAAGAGCGACCTTCTGGTCGCTCTCTATAATTCTTTTTAATTCTAATAATCAGACGCCACCACCAGAACCTCTTCCAAACTTTTGCTTAGAAAGGGTTGGTGCAACAGCTCCAGAAACAGCAAGAACACAGTACTTGTTACCATCACTGATCATCGTTACCTGGCTACCAGAAGCAGCCTCAAGAGCAATTTTAACTGCTGTGGACTGTTCTACACCAGAGAAGACAGCTGTTGATCTAAAGTTACCATAGAAAGGTGCTTTCTTATCTCCCCAGGCGCTTGACCCAGTAATAACATTTGCGTTTGCATCACCGTTTCTAATAATAAACATTTGACCTGGAACGTCTGACGCAAGCGGCATGGTAATGTTGACTGCCGATCCTGCAGTAACTGTATAAAGACCTCCCTGCGACAATGTAAATGCTTCTGTCTTTTCATGAACAGAAAGTGTTGGGGTCTGCTCATATTCAAGTCCTTTTCCTGGAGATTGAACTAGTCCCTTTGAATTGGTTATTTTTACTTTTGGCATAATTTCCTCCTTGTGAGATTTCAGTTCGCAAGATTCCGACACGCTGGCGAGGTCAGCCTTATGCTGTGTGCCGGGCCTACTGATAAATAGGATTAAATTATCTTAAAGACTCAGCCGGTAGAAATAAAAAAAAAAAAAAAAGAGGCACCTCGAAAGGTGCCCCTTAATGATTGTATGAATTAATCTATTAGATTATATTCATATCCAGGCAGGTAACGGTACCGTAGAAGTCACCGCGAACCATCTTCTTGCCGTAGCGAGTCATCACGCCCTTGCGGGGTGTGAAATCTTCCGGCTGGAAGATAGTAGGTGTAACGATCAGCGGTACGTAAGGTGCGTATACGTAGCCTGTCTCTAGGTAGCTTCCACCCTTGTATCCAATAAG